TCTTCTTGCTTACGAGCAGCATTTGCTAGGGCGCTATAATACTCGCGCCCTTTACCACCATCAGCCGCAACGTTTGGTGGGTATGAACTTCCCTTGGCAGAATTCATGCCAGTTTTATTTCTAGCGTTAGCGTACTGCTTGGCTTCTTTGATTAAATTTTCTAGATATGATGCCATAATTACATCCCCTTCTTGCGGACCATTGATGACTTCTTTGCTACGCGCTTAGAAGCCTTTTTCATGGGAGTGTTTGCTCCAGGCTTGCCCATTCCGTAACCTGCTTGTCCCTTTTTCTTACCACAACCACATTTGATACACATTATGCTTGTCCAATCTCTTTCATAACTTCGGCGGTTTTTTTGTTAATCTGATGTGCTTTAGGCATTGTCTCTGAATTGTATGCTTTGCCTAATGTTACTGATGCAGCGTAGGCTGCTTCAACATGAGCACGTGATGTGCCTCCTGGTTGAATTCCTTGAGCCTTGGCATCTCGATATGCTTGTAACTCTGAGTTCCATTTCTTATCTGAAATGTCTCTGGTTGCATCTCCTGTACCAAGTTCGAGTGTAGATGCCTTGCATCCGAAACAGCCCTCTACATATTGGGCATGTGTCTGTATTTGATGTAGTCCCATTTCATCTCCTACTGTGCTGTAAAGTTTGCTTCTGTAACGTCAATATCAGCAACAATAAGTGCTGCCTTGGTTGCGTCATCTACGGTATGTTCGTAACCACCACGGTATACTTCTTCGTATTCAGTTAGGTCCTCATCTACTGGATAACGAGTTTGGAAGTATTCTCCATCAAGTTTAATGATTGTAATACCTTTGCGTAACTTTGCAAAGTAAAACAACCTGTGTCCGCCAGATGGACCTTCCAATACGTACGGTGTCGTGAATGTCCAGTTTGCCATGATTCTCCTTCTAATGGATTTACTGCTAAGCAGGGAGATTTCTCCCCCTGCTCAACCGTCAATCAATTACGCGATTGATGAACCTGATTCGATTCGGTATAGTGCTTCTTCGCGGTAGCGAGCAAAGCCAAGTACGCCGTACCAACCCATTGGGCGGTGACGCATCAACTTGTCGACAACTGGTCCGATAACTACATGTGGCTCTTCAGCAACTGCTTCTGCAAGCGCTTGCTGTCCAGCGATGATAGTACGGTAAACGCGAGCAGATGATGCTCCGTCTGTTGCGTTGTATAGACGTGGTGACTCTACGAAGTATGCACCTTCGTATGTACCAATCTCGCCTGCCCAGATGCGGTCCTGTGAAGAACCGTACTGGTTAGGAAGTAGCCATCCAGCAGAACCTGTCTCAGCACGAAGGTCGTGTGAAACTTCTGGGTGGAGACCAGCCCAGTATAGTGAGCCCTTACGAGCAACTGCCTTACCTGCACGCAACTTCGCAACAGCCTTGCGGATGTTAGCAGAAGATAGTGTTGCAGCAGCAGTAACTGTTGCTGTTGATGTTGCAGTTGAACCTGCGTAGAGTACATTTGTACCAGCACGCAATGTTGCCATTGCTACTGCGTCAATTGAATCTGCAAGGTTGAATGCAATGATGTTAGCAATTGCTGGGTCTACATCAGCGAGGCTGAAGAGTTCCAAAGCACGTGTTACAAGAACAGAGTTACCGTACTCGTTAAGAGTAATAGTAACAGTTGTTGGTGTAGTCATTGCTACTGCATCTGGGTCAACTGCCTCTGTGAGTGCAGTTGTTGTTGGTGATAGGTCAACGTAGCGTTGTAGAACAACTGTTGAACCTGGAATGCTTTGCTTAGCAGGACGCTTATCTGCGACTGAACGAATTAGTGGCTCTGAACGTAGAGCGAATTCAAGAAGTCGGTCATAAGCCTTCTGTACTAAACCAGCACTACCCATTGTACCGCCGAATGAATCGGAGGCCGTGGATACGTATGCGTTAGCCATATAGGTTATTTCCTTTTTTAGTAGTTAGAAACTATGATTAGTTTTGTGAACCGTAAATCATGTTGATGATTTCTTCCGCAGATTCTGCGTTGTCTAATCTCATCGACATATCTTCGGCTCGGTCAGGTGTTGTTGCACCCTGAGTAACCAAGTCTTGCTGGCGTAATGCCGCACGATTTTGGCTGTTTACTTCGGGCGCATCCTGTCGCGCTTCTAGTCCGAACAAGTCTGCGTTATCATCGAGCCAGTTATTCACTGACTCCTCGTTAACGTCATCCAAGTCCTTTAGGACTAAGCGAATTGCTTTAGGATTGACACCTTTCTTTTCTAGGGTTTCTTTGACGATTCTCTCACGCTGTCCTTTGGACAAAGTCTCGAGTTGCTCTGTGAGTTCCTTGATACGCTTTTCGTCTGCACGCTTGGCTTTACGCAACTTCTTTAAGAGGTCGCTTCCGTCCATTGGTGTTTCCATTTCGGTATCTAGTTCGTCGTCTTCGTCATCCCAGTAGTTGTTGCTCATAGCAACCACCCTTCTATTCGTTGTAGTCGCAAGCCTCAGTGACTAGTCGGGGAACTAGGCTGGCTCTTGCTATCGGTCTATTACTCTGACGGGGCCGATGGGTCCGTTCAGGATTCTATTTAGAAGTCTCGGCTTCTATTTTGTGATGCTAGTCTTCCAGATGCTCCGCGGAAGCGGTTAACTTCTTCTTCTTCGATTCTGCGAATCTTTTCACCTGCAGCAGCACTGCCAGCAAACTGTGAAGCAATTGCTTCCTGCTGAGTAAAGTCAATATTGCTCATACGACCAAGTTGCTGTCCACGTTCTAGTTGCTTAACTTTGCCAAACTTACCAAGTGAGGTTCCGTAGTCGGCACCCATTGCTGCAAGGTCTGCACCTTCTGCTAGGCTAATTGCTACACCTTGTGACTTAGCGGCAGATAACTGCTCAATACTCTTAACCTTCTTTGTGAGTTCAAGAGCACCTTCTTTACCAAGCAATAACGCTTTAGCAATAGATGTTCTATCTGCTCCAGGGAAATATGTGCTTAGGTCATTCTTGAGCACATCTGGTGCATTATCAATTGCGCTAAATACGCTATTAATTATATCTGTTGCTTCCGCTACAGACTTATTTGCTTTACCAAAAATAGCCTTCATGGTTGTTTGGTTTGCTAATTCACCTAAACCAACTCGAGTAAATACTGCCCCAAGTTCCTGTTCTGATTTAACATACTCTGCAATGGTTGGGACCTGTACTGCTTCTCCAGCATTAAGTCTATCTTGTAGGTCAAAGATTGCCTCAAAGCGTTGATAAAATTTAGTTGCCTTACCTAGTTTCTTTGCTTCACGCAAGGCTAGGTTTATTGATTCTTCAACTGTTGAACCAGTGTTGACAAATCCTTGTGCAAGTTCACGCAATTCGTTAACCCAAGGTTGACTTGCTTCGTTCTCGCCTACTAGTAAAGCAAGAGTATTGGCAAATGTATTTGCAGCAAGAGTTACGGTACCAGTATCTGTAAGACCAGTACTACCTGGATTTACTGGGTTAAGTTCCTCTGCACCATCAAATTCTCCACCAGCACCATCAGCGTATACTGCAACACGATAGCCAGTTTTGCTTCCTAGTTTGTAACGCAGAACTGTTCCAACTTTAGGAAATCCCGTAGGGGTAACTACTTTAACTGGCGGCGTGCCACCAGATGTCATTGTAGTCTTTGACATGTCGTCAAGTTGATTCCATGTTGGACCATTAATTGGCGCTACACCAGCATTGGTAACTGGAGGCTTAGGAGTAACTACTTTTTTCTTTACTGTAGTTGTCTTTGCCTTAGCCGCTGCTGCTGCCTTTGCTGCTGCTGCCGCTTTAGCCGCTGCTGCTTTATCTGCAGCCGCCTTAAGGGATGATGGCGATTCTATGTTATCTGGAATGCCGTTCTTATTAGCATCAACCATTATAGTCCAAATCCTAACGACTTGGCAAGTGATGTTGCTGAATCACGCGCTTCGTTATTTGCTTGTTGGGTTTTCTGATAATCTGGCAACTGCTTAGTCTTAAGAAGTAAGTCATAGTATGATGGTGCTACACCCTTACCATCTGCGCCAGCAGAACGTGTGTATGCTAGAATAACTGGGTGGTCCATCTTAATTGTGCCAGGGTCAACCTCTAGTGTCTTTGCAACCATATTGATAATCGGAGAAGCAATATCATATGTTGTTAGAGTTGGGTCAGTAGCAAATCTATCCGCAAACTGTGGGTATTCAACAGCAGCCTTCTTTTGTAGTTCTACGCTATATTCAACAAGTGTTTTTTTACCCATAGCAATTAACTTAGCAGCAGCCTTTGCTTCTGCATCAGATACACCCATAAGTTGAAACTTATCGACTAGCGCACGAACTTGAGACAGTACTACAAGGTTCTTTGGCGCAAGTGCTTTGTCATCTGCAAAACTAACCTTATTCCATACCCAGTCCGATGCGAACTGTTCTGGCTTAAAGAATGATGGGTATTCTGTCTTAGCAACACTCTCTGCAGTTCTTGTAACTGCATCTGGTGTTGTACCGCCAGGTGTTGTCTTTGAAGCAGTAGATGTTACTACCTTTTGAATTTGCAAATTTTGTTCAGCATCAAATGCTTGCATGAAGGCTGTAACATCTGCAGAAGAGAACTTGCCCATGTAACCACTTGCCTCTGCGGCGGCTTCCATAAGAGCACGCGCTGATGCTGTGTTTAACTTAGTCTTAACTGTTGATACGCCAGTACCAGCCTTTGGACCAGTATCTACAGTGGTTATGCCACCTAAATATGGAGCAAGTGCATCCATCTTTTGTTTTTCAGATGCAGACAATACTCCGTCTTTAGGGGAAGTATCAAAAATTGCTTCTTCTGGTGTAAGAGCCATATTAGTTAACCGCCTTTAGGGAGTCATTATCAAAATATCGTGTAATAAGTGTTTTCAAATTGCCATCCCATTGACCAATGTTTGCTTCAATCCAAGCATTATAGTTGTCCATTAATATTGATTTACGTGGGTCATAGTCTGGAAGAGACTGGTAGATTTGAGTAAATATAGAACGAGAATCTAGGAACTCTTTAGTATCTTTCCAGAATTGGCTATTGCCGCTCTTGTTCATGAACTTTGTATCGTTTGTAATTTCTACAAGTGCGCGAGCATACTTATAAGAAGTGTCACCACTTCTAGAGAGTTGAAGTTCATCATACCATGGTTGACTCTGCTCTTTGAACAAAGTCTCGGCAAGGTTATCTAAAACTGCCTTAAGTTCTGGGTGAGCACGTAGTGTCTTGCCATCAGTAATCTTGGCTTCTAGGGCTGCTTTAACAGCCATGTAGTCATTCCATGTACGCTGCTTAAGTCGCTCAGTTTCAATTTCCTGTGGAGTCATCTTAAGTTCATTAAGATTCTTACTTGTTCCAGGAAGTAACGCATTTGGATTAGCCAAAAGTTTAAGAATATTGTTTGACTGATTTGCTGGGTCATAATCTAAATCAGCAGTTAGCAAGCCAACTAGTCCGATTTCACCTGGCTCAATATTAGCAAGTCTTCCAACCAAATCATTATTATCTTCAAATACGCGTGCATACGCTTCGCTTGTTGCAGGAATGTTTAGATTCTTGCTTGAGCCAGTATAAGATACTCTATCAACCATAAACTGTGGTCCAAGAGTATTAATCATCTCGTCACCAGCGGCAGCGCGGGCATCTTCGGTAGACATGTTCTGAGCCTTGTACTTTTCTATCAACTTAAAGTACAAGTTTGATGTAAGAGCCATTGGGTTGGTATCAATTTTGTAAGGAATACCAGCATATGGTGATGACCATGTAGACCAGAACTTAGCACGGAATAGACCCTTTACTTGCTTTTCTATTTCTGCATTAGATGGCATATCGTCCTGGATTCCCATTTCAACCAACATTGCGTTGTAATTGTAAACAGATTTCCAAGAACTTAGGTAATCATTTTGTCCGCTTTTGCCAAATATCATATTAGCAATATCTCGTTGCCAACCTGTGTATTGAACTCCAGGAACATATCCAGCGTTAATAAAACTCTTCAACCAAGGAGGAGTGTACACATCTTTTACAGATGTTGGTGGACCGTATGGGAAAATAACCTTGTACCAGTTAGTTCCGCCCCATGTCATTAGTTCTTCAACTTCTGCTTCTGACTTATGGAACTTCTGCATAATCTGACCTACTGAAATGCTTGTAATAAAGGAAGGTCCTGGGCGGTTGATGAGGAAACCTAGTGATTGAGCACTAAGTTTAATTCCTTCTCCGCGTGGTCCTAGATTTAAGTCGTTAGTTCCAGGTATAACCAAATGGCTTATTTTGTCAATTTCATTGGTAGGGTTGCCAGATTCATCAACACCAAATGTCGTGTATGCACGTCCATAGTTAGATACGAAGCCTGCCGCACGAACTGGGTTCTTTGCTGCAAGACGACCATATCGCAAGAATGCGTTAGCATTTGCACCAGGAAACGCCATAACTCCACGCAATGAATTAATCAAGCGATTAGGGTTGTTAATAGTGTAGAGAGTCTTTTCCATCTCCTGTAGGGCCTCACGGCCTGCTGCTTGACGTAGAGCATTCCACTGACCTGTTGTCATTTGAACGCCTTGTTCCATCAAGTATGCTGCTTTTTTGGCTACATTTTCAATAGCAAACTTTTCAAATACTGCAGCACGGATAGGGTTTTCGACGCTTGCTAGAACTCCCATATATTTGTTCATTACTTTGTCTGGCACACGTGCTAGTTTCCCAGCAGTACCAAGACCGAATGTCAATCCTTCATAGTTGTGATTAGATGGAATGATATCATATAATTCATCAATGTAAGGAGCAAGGAATTTTTCTAGTTGCGTTGCACTTACTTCACCCTTGACGATAGCCGCACGTGCTTCGTTAGATGGGTACATGCGCTGAACAAGATTAATCTTTTCAGTAAGGTACGGTGCAATTTCGCTTTCATCAAATACGTCAAATGACTTTAAGTAAGCGCGACCTTCTTCTGTCTTGCCCCAGCGTATGATATCTTCTGTTGATTGCTCAGCAAAGATTTTATCCATAAGTTTGTCGCCTCGGTAGTGGCGATTAGCAATATCTGCCAACTCTGCAAAATAGTTCTCGTCAGCAACACCAATTTTAGACATAGGGACTTTACGTCTAATTGAAGAATATGTAGTTGCACCAGCAACTTCTCCAAGAAAGTTAATCTGCTGAGTTCTAGCATTCTTTGTTTCTGCTAGTACTGCAGTAGTAAAGTTATTTGCGCTTCCATCAGTTTGCTCTTGAATAAAAGAATCAATATGATGTTGAGCACCATTAGCAACAACAGTGTGTTTTTCTGTCGAGTAGTAACGCTTCTTAAACTTTTCACTCTTGCCAAATACATCTGCTTTTTTTGTTACTGCTTCACCAAGTTCTCTGACGGCATTATCAATACTGTCATACGCTTTTTGAACAGCATCATCAGCGTCCATAATTACTTTTTTATTAGTTGCCATCTTGCCAACTATGTTCTTGTAATTATTAATTGCTGCTTTTGCTTGCTTAACTTGTGCAGTTTTCTTAGTAATACCTGGGTTGGCTTCTAGGTATGCAATTCTGCGCTCTAGTGTTACCATGCTTGGTATAGCCTTTGTCAATCCGTAAGGTACCATTGCATCACGCAAGTCTAATTCTAGTTTGTCGACAATCTCTTCGATAGCCTTTAGTTCTTTCTTGGCAGCAGACAAGTGTTGAGACTTTGTTGCTGGAGATGCATTTGTAAGTAGGTCATTAACAGACGCTTCCGCAGCATTCTTTGCAGCAATAGCCTCTTGTAACATTGCAGACCTATCTGATACGTTCTCAATAACAGCCTTGTATTCTGCTCTATTGGCAACGTTTTTTTGGACAAAGTTTGCAGACCAGTTGTACCAGTTTTTTACTGTTCTCTTGCTACCAGCAGCAACAATTTCTCTTCTTACAAAGTTGGTGCCAAGGGCTAAACTAGCACTAATGATTGGTTCAAATAATGACTGCTTAAATGCATATGATGGGCGAGCAAGAACGTCAAACGTCCAAATTTTATTTAGTTCGCCAAATATATCTCTAGTAGCACGGTTTACAACTTGTCCAGTTTTGCTTAGTCCCTTTGCTGCTTCGATGTTAAGTTGAGTCTCAATTTTATCCCAAGGAGTAAAGCGATAAGACTCTGCAAGTTGACGTATTGTTTGAGGGCGAACAAGCGTTACGTTTCCATCATAGCCAATACCAAAGCCATTGTTTTTTACGGAATCCATTCCCTTGCTAACATTCATCTGGAATCGCGCTACGTAATTATCAATTTCTAGTTGATTAAATTTTCCAGCCTTGTATGCAAGCATGGTACCAATTTGAGCATCAATTGACTTAAGTGCCTCTACTTGTGCAATTGAACCCTTGCCAAGAGTTTCCATGTATTGGTTTTCTAGGCGAGCACGGACAACTGAAACTTTTTCTTCAAGTCTTGCTCCATTAGCAAAACCTGTCATAATCTTATCATCACCATTTCTAAACATTTTCATGTTATTGATGAATCCAGTAAGTTCTATACGTGCTTGCATTGGGCGCATACCTGATAGAGATACAAATCCAGCAGGCAAGGCATCTGTTGCTGGACCAGCAAATTTAAGTCCCTTGATTACTAAGCCACCAGCAGTTTCGCCAATTTTAGTTTCAATGATTTCTGAAAGTTTTGAATATTCACGGCTACGAATTGCTGACTTTGTTTGAAAAGCAGCACCCTGTGCCTTGATTAGTGCAGACGTACCAAATACAGGCTCGATAGGCATGTATGCTTTTCCGCCGTAAGTTATATCGCCCTTTTCGTCAAAGAAGGCATCTTTAATCTTTTTAAACTGTGGGTCGCTTGCAATAGCATCATCAAATACTGTCTTTAAGCGTCCAGCAGCAATTTCATCTGGGAGATATAGTTCCCCATCTTGAATAATCTTATTTCGTATTTGTGACTTTACATCAGCAATGTCAAATAACTTACTGCTTGATGTCGCCGCTAAACGCTGCATTGCAGCAAGGTTTCCTTTGTCCGCAAGGAGAATATCTTTAACAGCGCTTGCATCTGATGCTTCACGAATAATAGGAATTAACTTTTCATTGGTACTGTACTTGGTTACTATTTCTTCTACAATAGCCCAGTCTTTAGTTTGAGCAAGAAGTAGCGCATGGCTTCCTGAAACAGTCTGTGTACCCTGAACGCCATTAGTGGTGGCGTGTAGAATTCCAGTTTCCATGTCTGCTGCAAGAGCATCTACTGTCTTACCCTTGGTGTATAAACCAGCAGGCTTGGCAACAGTCTTGACTGCTGTGCCAGCAATCTTTCCAGCAACAGTAAGTCCCTTTGTACCAACAGTAAAGTCTCCAAGACCAGTGTACCATCTACCAACTGCATTGTCGACAAAGTTCTTTTTGATGCTTTCGTCATCCCATAAGTTGACGGTATCAAGGTCAATCTTTCCAGGAGCAAGAGCCAACTTAGATAGAGGATTAAGTAGTGGCGTTAAGTCAGACTTAATCATAGCCTGAAATGCACTTACCTTTGCAGAACGCGCTCGCGCTGCTGAGATATCAGAGAATTGAAAACCTTCTTCAAATTGACCCTTTTTGTAAAGTGGAGAATTTGTATCACCCAATAAGGCTGCAGTTGAAACTGTGCGCATAAGTGGTGAGTAGACTTTTTCATTAAATGGAACAGCAACATACTTAAGAAGAAGGTCTGCTGTAGATTTAAGTGCAGCCTTTTTTAACTTATATGTAGGGTCAAGTGCTAATGCTTTATCGACATTAGAAAGTGCATCTTTTACATTTGTAGTAAATGCTTCTTCTCTTTTTTGTTCTTCTTCGTTAAGGTATGAACCGCCGCCTGTAAGTTTTTTACCAACAGCACCTAGCGTAGGGATAGGGTTTTGGATACGAGATGTGAATGAGTCCCACCAAGACATGTCTACCCCCTAAAATTTTTGTTTGATATAATTTTTTTCTGTTCCGCCTTGGACATCATCATCAGTAATACTAGTGATAAAGGCATCTCTTTCTTCTGGAGAACTCCAGGACATCATCGCAAGTTCTATAGCAATACCTGCATTTTGATATCCAAGTGAATTTGCGAACTTGTCGATATTATCAAAAAGACTGCCAGGCATCCAAATAGCATCAGCCATTAGCGTTAAAACCTTGCGCGTTCTCAATGAGATAATTTACAAAACGCTTAAATGAATCTGGAGCATCTGGAGACTGTGCAGCAAATGCTAAATCTGGCAAGTACTGCTGAGCAATCTTTGCATTCTCATCCATGCGAGTATTGTTCATTAAATTCTTTGGAAGCACTTCGCTTCCTGGTCCAGGACCAAAATCTACACCTGCTGTGATTGGTTCATCTGGTCGAGTTGTTGGGTCAAAGAGTGTGCCTAGTTGAGGCATGTTAATACCATCATAAGGGTTTCCAGATGCTGTAGGTGTCTTGGTAGATGCTACTGCCTGATTACCCTGTACGCGCTGTTGATTGACTTCTTGATTCTGACCATAAGCAAAACCAGTATAGTTACCGCTTTGTCCTGCTCCGCCTGTGCCTGAAACATTGGCTGGGTTGTTCTGTGGCGCACCTGGGCGCATTCCTCCACTTACCATTGTTCCTCCTACTTAAATTGTTTAAAGATATGAATTGGTTCTGAGCACATGTTATCGTATTGAATTGCAATAGCAATTGCTTTACGTACCATTGCTTCTGCCTGGTTAATAGTTTTTACTTTTTCCACACCCAACGCTGCCAATGCACCGAGGGCAACATCTCCACCGCTACCCATAACATATACATTGCGAACATCGGTATCCCAAGAATAATCCTCAGAGACCGAGAAAACTTGCCCCTTGACCGAGATGAGAAATCCCCCATCAATTTGTGCGACATCGCCGTCCTCTTTCATGTCGATACCAGCATCTACAAAACTCTTACGCATTGCTGGTATAAACTTCTGCGTCATGTAAGTATTTAAATCTTCTTGTACCGTAGGCTTAGGTTGCTTGTAACCATAATGTAATACATTACTTGCACGTGATGAACCGCATCCAGCAATCAATACACCATTGTTTTCTACAATCTTTGGTGTCTTTGCTATTTGAAAACGCCCATGCTCATCACTAAGACGTGAATCACATCCTAGTACCGACCAACCGTCACCTTGTATCGCTACTAGCGTTGTCATTTTATCCCCTAGTTGTTACTCGTCCCGAAGCCTTGCCACTACCACTTAGGGTAGATAAGATAGTCTGTAAATCTGGTGGAGGTGCTGCTTGTTCCATGCCCATTGGAGAGCCTCCTACTGGAGCCGCGCCTGGAGCAGGGGACGGCTGCTCAACAGGAGAAGTTGCCGCCCCAGCAGGAGGAACTTGTTGCTGTGGAGCGAATACGCCTGCGATAGCCTCTTCAAGGGATTGACCCTTTTGACGTGCAGTAATTACTCCCGCAATCTTAGTTACGATAGATGCTGGGTCTCCGCCTGATGTAGCCATTGCTGGAATAGCCTGAGCCATTGCAGTAATACCACTAAGAAGTGATGAACGCATGTTTTCGATTTCAATCTTTTCAAGTTCTTGTGTAACATTGACTGTGAATGGTAATTCACGCATAGCCATATCCTTGGAGATTAATCCTCCACCAAGAGCCTGTAGCATAAAGATAAGTCCCTGTGCTGGATTAAGACCAGCAAGCATACCATAGCGAACATCTGCAGAGTAATCACCCTTGATGTCCTTAGATGGCTTGTATGTAATTTCATAAGGTGAACCAGAATCTACACCACGGATTGTCTTTTCTTCTCCGAAGATTTTCTCATCTACTTCAAAGCAGAGAGAAACAACGTCGCGTAGAGTAGATGCAAAGATTGCCTGTGCTGACTTAACCTGTGTATCAAATGCACCCATGAGTGCCTGCACACCTTGACCAGTAACAATACTTGCATCGATATTACCAGAACGTCCCTCTGGATAACGAGTACCTGCACGAAGTTCTTGATTAAGTAGTTGTGCTTCTGTGAACGCGCCTTGTGGAATGTTTAATTCGACACGTCGAACGCCAGCAGGGTTAGAGGTACGGATAACCGCATCTCCACCCAACTGGAGTTCTTGAA